GATGTTACTATGGATGATCTAAAGGACATGCCATTAAGTTCTTATTTAAAGAAAATTGATAATGTCGCAAAGAATATCAATTCAAGATTGATTATCAAAGAATATCCAACATCTAGTGCTGGTGCAACACACTTTCGTGCTCTCTTGGATGAATTACAGATCAAAAAGGGATTCAAACCAGACATCATCTTTATTGATTACTTAAATATTTGTGCATCATCCCGAATACGGAATAACGGTGCTGTTAACTCTTATACGCTGATTAAAGCGATTGCAGAAGAACTACGCGCACTTGCTGTAGAAAAAGATATTCCTATTTGGACTGCCACGCAAACAAATCGTGAGGGATATTCAAACACTGATGTTGGTCTTGAAAATACTTCAGAATCTTTTGGTTTGCCAGCCACTACAGATTTTATGATTGCTTTAATTTCTACTGACGAACTTGAAGAGCAGAATCAAATCATGGTAAAGCAACTAAAGAATCGCTACAATAATGCCATGTCTAATCGTAAATTTGTTGTCGGGCTAAATCGAGCAAAAATGAAATTGTTCGATGTTCCTAGTGTTGAGCAACCAACTTTGGTGGCAGGAAACACAACAGACGAACAAGAAGCCGGATCTGGTTATGACATGAGAGATAAATTTAAGAAACTGAAAACATCCTCAACAGGAGACTGGAAGTTCTAATGTCAACTTACATCGACAAAATGTTTATCAACATGATTTCTTCTATGCTAGAAAAGTTTGCATGGAAAAAAGAAACTCTTGCAAATTGTAGATGCCCAATTTGTGGGGATTCACAAAAGCACAAAAACAAAGCAAGAGGATTTTTCTTTCAAAAAGGAAATGATTTCTTCTACAAGTGTCATAATTGTAATTTCAGCAGCAATCTATACAATTTTCTAGAACAAATTTCTCCTACTCATTGCAAAGAATACGCAATACAAAGATGGATAAATGGAGAAAATGGTAAATCAAATTATAAGAAACCAAAGATAAAGTTTGAGAAACCAAAATTCAAAAAAACAGAATTAGTGGGGTGTGTGTCCGTATCCACCCTTCCCGACAGTCATCCATGTAAAAAATATGTACTTTCCCGAAAGATACCATCGGCTTTTATGAAAACATTATATTTTACTGAAGACTTTGCCAGTGTTGCACAATCTATAGATCCAGAGAAAAAAGATCTCACAAAAGAAAGTAGATTGGTTATCCCCATTTATGATGAAGAAAATACTCTGATTGGTATTCAGGGTAGATCTTTAGATTCAAAATCAATTCGTTATATAACAATCAAGAAAAAGGGCGCGGAACGACTCTGGTATGGTTTGAATAAAATTTCTAGTGAACCTGTATTTGTTCTGGAGGGTCCTATTGATTCTATGTTTCTTCCAAATGGAGTAGCAACACTTGGAATGGATTCTACTATTACTATTCCGGATTTTATAAAGGAAAAGAAATTGATCTTTGTTATTGATAACGAGCCAAGAAACAAAAATGTTGTTAAAACTATAGAGTCATTGATTGAGAAGAAATTCAATGTTGTTATTTGGCCATCGACAATTCGGGAAAAGGATATCAATGATATGATTTTATCCGGTAAAACAACCAAACAATTGGTTGAAATAATAACAAACAATACTTATACTGGGTTACAAGCAAAACTTAAATTAAATGATTGGAAAAAAGTGTAATGGAAGAATCAGATGAAGAATTCTTTGAAGAATATGGCGAAGAGATGACTAAATCTTTTTTGAATTTTGGAATACATTTTAAAGAATATGTTTGCGAAATGGAAAAAGAAATTTGTGACACCGCCATGACTTATGCACACTCATTTGCAGAAGAGTATGGGATAAAGGTAATAGAGGAAGAAGAGTTTTATTACTCTCCAATCGATCCGGAATTGGATGATACTGATTTTATCTATGCTATAATTAACATTTATATGAAATTTGCAGACAGAATTAAAGAAATAAATCCAGAGTTATGGAAAAAAGCAGTAGAATATTCTAGTGATTATGGTGGAGTAGGACGAGTTAAATTTTATCACTTAAAGGATGAGGACAAACAAGATGAAAAAGATTGATGTATTAGATTATGGATTTGTTGAACTTGTTGATTATATGGGAAACGATTTGACTGTAGTTAATGCAGCCAGAGTCTCCTTCAATAAGGAAAGTGATTGGGATAGCGAACCGGATTGGAACATGGTTCGTGAACGAAAGTTATCCAAAAAGGATGAAAAACTAATTTCTTATCTTGCTAAACATAAACACTGGACACCGTTTGCTCATCCACAAATTACTCTCAGAATTAAGGCTCCTATTTTCATACGGACTCAACTTTTTAAACATAAAGTTGGATTTGTCGAAAATGAAGTATCCCGTAGGTATGTTAGCGAGTCTCCGGTGGTATATTCTCCTCGTTGGAGAGGAAAACCAACAGGCGGAGCAAAGCAAGGTTCTGAAGATTTTATGCCAATCAACGAACAATATAACACAGCAAATCGTCATTATGAATTTACTATTAAAGATGCAGTAGAAACATATCAACAATTGATTGATTTGGGAGTTGCCCCCGAGCAAGCAAGATCAGTTCTTCCTCAAGGAACTTATACCGAGTGGTGGTGGACTGGATCTTTGTCTGCTTTTGCGCGAGTATATCATCAAAGAAGTGATGTTCATGCGCAATGGGAAGTTCGTCAGTATGCAGATGCAATTGCCAAAATAATTCAACCACTCTTTCCCGTTTCGTGGAAAACCCTTACTAATTCAACTACATAAAACACCAACTTAATTTTCAGGAGAAATACCAAATGAGTTTACCTACCCTTTATCAAGATTTTATCCATCTTTCTCGCTATTCTAGATGGATTGAAAGTGAGAACCGCAGAGAGACATGGGAGGAAACTGTTAAGCGGTATTTTAACTTTTTTGAAAATCACTTAAAGACAAAGCATAAGTTTACTTTGTCTCAAGAACTTCGTTCTGAATTAGAAACTTCTGTGTTGAATTTAGAAATCATGCCAAGCATGAGAGCACTGATGACTGCGGGAGAAGCACTTGAGCGTGATAACACCGCCGGTTATAACTGTTCTTATGTTGCAGTGAACCGTGTTCGTGCGTTTGATGAAATTCTATACATACTCATGTGCGGCACCGGAGTTGGGTTTTCTGTTGAAAGACAATACATAGAAAAACTTCCAACTATTACAGAGGAGTTTACTAACAGTGAAACCACTATTGTTGTCCAAGATAGCAAGGCTGGTTGGGCTAAAGCCTATAGGGAACTTGTCTCCCTACTCATTGGAGGTCAAATTCCAAAATGGGATGTCTCAAAGGTTCGTCCTGCTGGCGCGAGACTTAAAACATTTGGGGGTCGTGCATCGGGACCGGGGCCATTGGAAGATCTCTTTAAGTTTACAATTGAAACTTTTAAAAAGGCTTCAGGTAGAAAACTCACTTCCATCGAATGTCATGATATCGTTTGTAAAATTGCAGAGGTTGTCGTGGTTGGAGGTGTGCGACGATCCGCACTTATTTCACTTAGCAACCTCACTGATGAGAGAATGCGCGATGCAAAGTCAGGAGCATGGTGGAACGACAATCCCCAACGCGCCTTGGCCAATAACTCAGTTGCATACAAAGAAAAGCCAGACATGGGCATCTTTATGGAAGAATGGATGTCTCTTTATAAGAGCAAGAGTGGCGAGCGCGGTATCTTTAATCGTGAGGCTTGCAAAAAGACTGTTGCCAAACTAGGGGATCGTCGTGATCCAAACTATGAGTTTGGAACCAATCCTTGCTCTGAAATCATTCTACGAGATAGAGAGTTCTGTAACCTCACAGAAGTCGTTGTGCGAGCAGATGACACCGCAGACAATCTTGCTCGTAAGGTTCGTTTAGCGACGATCCTAGGTACATTCCAAGCGTCTTTAACGAACTTCCCATATCTTTCCAGCGAATGGAAGAAGAACTGTGAGGAAGAGGCACTTCTGGGCGTATCTCTAACAGGAATTCTTGACAATGAACATATGGCAAATGATGTTATTAATTTGGAAAAGGGTCTTGTCAAACTTAAAAACATTGCAGTAGAAGTAAACAAAGAGTATGCATCAAAAATTGGAATTGAATCTGCTGCCGCCATTACTTGCATAAAACCATCTGGCACAGTTTCGCAATTAGTAGATGCCGCATCTGGTATTCACCCAAGACACAGCGAATACTATATTCGTACTGTTCGTGCAGATCAAAAGGATCCATTGTGCAAAATGATGATGGACATGGGATTCCCTCACGAAAAGTGCGTAATGAAACCCGATTCTGTAATGGTATTCTCCTTCCCAACGAAGTCACCAGAGGGATGTCTGACTCGTAATGATTTGGGTGCAATTGAGCACCTAGAACTTTGGTTGGTGTATCAGCGTCATTGGTGTGAGCATAAGCCAAGTATTACTGTAACCGTTCGTGAAAATGAATGGATGGATGTCGGTGCTTGGGTATATAAACACTTCGATGAAATCAGTGGTATATCATTCCTACCACACAGTGATCACAATTATCGTCAAGCACCATATCAAGAGTGCAGTAAGGAAGAATACATGGCACTCCTTGAGAAGATGCCAAAAAATGTTAATTGGTCAGATCTTGTGAAGTATGAAAAAGAAGATAAGACTTCTGGCACTCAAACCTTTGCTTGTACCGGCGATAAGTGCGAAGTAGTTGATATCACATAATGCATTACACAACAGTCTTTCTGTCAGACTTTCACCTTGCCTCCAAGAAGGCAAAACACAAGCCTCTCATAGACTTCCTGAAGTTCAATACCTTCGATAACATCTACTTGGTAGGTGATATCATAGACATTTGGAGATTCAAGGACGCATTCTCCATGCGCCATGAGAAGCAGATTGGGCAGGTTGAAGTCGTGGAAAGATTGTTGAAACTTTCTCGCAAGGGAACCAAGGTTCATTACATCTATGGAAACCATGACGAGTTCATGGCAAAGTTTATAGGGCATGAAATATTTGGAAACATTTCTCTGTACGAGAGAATGGACTACACCACTAAGAACGGAAAGAAATTTCTCGTTATTCATGGACATCAGTTTGATTTGCTAACCAAGTATCCAATCAGTTCTTCTGTTTACAAACTCGGAGACATTGGATACGAAATTATGCTTGATCTAAATGAAATCTTCAATTGGTGCCGTAGAGCATTAGGAATGCGATACTGGTCTTTGTCCAAGTATGTAAAGATTAAAGTCAAAAAGGCAGCACAATTCATTGAAAGTTTTGAAGATGTTATATGCAGATATGCCAAGGACAAGAAGTATGATGGTGTAATCTGCGGACATCTTCACAATCCAAAGATTGCGGAAGTGCAAGGGACGGTATACGCAAACTGCGGATGCTGGACCGAAAAAGATAACTGCACTTTTCTCTATGAGGATATCAAAGGAGAACTAAAAATTGGAACATATGCAATCGAACAATCATCTTTATGACGATTATAGACCCACAAAATGGCATGATCCATTTGTTCTATATGGTTGTTTACTATTTCTAATTCCTGTGGTATTATATGGAATCATGTGTGGAATAATTCGGGATACAATAAAACCACCAAAGTCAACAAAAACTTGTATGAACTCTGGTAAGCAATAAATGAAGGTAGGATCGTTATTCTCAGGAGTTGGAGGTCTTGATCTCGGATTTGAGCGTCAAGGGTTTTCTATTTCTTGGGCATGTGATAAAGAGAAAACATGCAGAAATATTCTCAGCAAACATTTTCCAAATACAAAAATATATGATGATGTTTGCTCTATAGATCCAACCAAAATAGAATCAGTAGATGTGGTTGTTGGTGGATTCCCGTGTCAAGATTTGTCTGTGGCTGGAAATAGAAAAGGATTAGCAGGAGAAAGATCAGGATTATTTTATGAGTTTATTCGAATCGTCAGAGACATGCCAAAACAACCATCCTTCGTGGTGGTCGAAAATGTCCCCGGAATGCTCACAAGCAATAAAGGAAGGGATTTCGCCGTCGTTCTCCACGAAATGGTCAAACAGTGGAACCCTAAATCTATCGCATGGAGAGTTTTGGACAGCAGATTCTTCGGTGTTCCCCAAAGAAGAGAAAGAGTGTTCGTTATCGCAGATCTTGCAGGAGAACGCGCATCAGAAGTACTTGCTCTCAAAGAAGACATGCGAGGGGATTCTAGAGCGAGGACAGCGCAACGGAAAAACTTTGTATCCACCGTTAACTCTCTCTTTGACGAACCTGATCAAAAATACCCCATAACAATTAGAAAGTCTAGAAAAGCACAAACAAAAAAAGACTTTGAGACTTGGATAGAAACTGATTACGCAAACACTTTAAATTTATTTGATGTCAGACAAAGATCTAGTGTTTTAGTAATAGAAAACGAAGATAGAGTTAGATATCTTACTCCAATTGAAACGGAAAGACTTCAGGGGTTTCCTGATAATTGGACAGAGGGATTATCTAATAGCGCAAGATATAATCAGATGGGAAATGCTGTCACGGTGAATGTGGCAGAATGGGTAGCAAAACGGCTTAAAGCCACTATATAATAGTACAGGAGTAGTGGCCGGACCCGCTTCGCCTCAGGATCGTTTGAAGTACCGATCTTCAGGCCGCCGGAACCACTACTCCTGTTAGGTTAATAAATACCTACATGATATATGCGGGAATTGATTATAGTTTAACCTCTCCTAGTATTTGTATATACAACTCTGCCTTGGGTGGGTTTTCTTTCAATACTTGCATGGTTTACTTTTTGTCTGATGTTAAAAAACTACAAACAACCTTTATTGGAAATGTTCGTGGTGAATCATTTGAGGATTACAATAGCGAATGTCAAAGATACGACACAATTTCGGAATGGGCTATTCAATACCTAATCGGTTGCAAGATGGTTGGCATAGAAGATTACGCCTACGCCGCCAAGGGCAGAGTATTTCATATAGCGGAAAATACTGGAATCTTGAAATACAAACTATTTCAGCAGGGGATACCAGTGGATACGATTCCACCCACAGTAGTGAAAAAGAACGCGACGGGGAAGGGAAATGCGGACAAAGAATCGATGTACAATGCTTTTGTATCCGAAACTGGATTAATGCTGAAAGATATTATTACCCCCAATAAAAAAGATGTCGGAAACCCCGTTTCCGACATCGTAGACTCTTATTACATCTGTAAGAGTTTATGGCAGACTATTTCTGCCAAAGAATAGTATGTTTATTTTTCCAAAACTGAATAAATTATAAATAATCTATCAGTTGGAGTGGAGTTAACCTTATCAACGGCTCTCATACCGGGATTGTCCCAGAGTGTAATGGCTGGATCACCTCCTTGTAATAGGGGTCCCTTTTGAAGATGTGCAAATTGAGAGTGCTTCGGTAAAACCATACTAATCCTTTTTCGCATGGCTCCCTCTAATTGATTTCCAATCTGAGGAGCAAATTACACACCAGATGGTGTGTTTTTTGTTTCTACAACTTCGTCTTTTTGTTCGCCATCATCGCACAAAAGTGGCTTACGGATATATTCTCTATACGCCCATAAAAGTGCTATGATAAGAATTGGAACATACCAAAATACCCAACTATACGAAGAATGCCCGGCACCAGGCTCGTTTATTCTGTCCTTCATCCCCAATATGATTGCATTATCCGGAGTTGTGTCTGGAATTATTTGTGGTGTTGTGTCACACCCAAAAAGTAAAAATAAAATGATTGCTGATATGATAAGTCTCATTGCAACTCCTTATGATTTGTTTCCGCCAGCGGCAGTACCAAAATAAAATCCAATGATACTAAGAAGAATTTGTCTATTCTCGGAAGTATAAAGGAATCCATTTATCTGAACAAAGAACTTCTTAGTGGTTTCTGGGATTAAACCAAATAACCCCTCTGGATTCTTTGCATCAACTTCTACGAAAGTTG